GAATAGGCTGCTGTATATTGATTAGTTGCGTTAGATGAAGCTTGCAGCAGTCGGTTAAACTGCGCACCGTACTCTTGACTCGCCATTCCTTGCCCGAAAGCCAGGAGTTCTGCGGCCATATTTCCACTACCAAGCATCCCCTTGGCAGCACCTGACCGAGCAAGGTTATTCATTCCCTGCTCCAGTCTCCACTGATACGAAGCATCGTCTGGGGTAAAGGAGCCGAGCATCATCTGCTGAAGTCGTTGATCATAAACACTGCGACCGGGACCTGGAGCAGCTCTTGCGTTGGCGAGAGCTTCCGCGGTTGCAGCATTTCTTTGCTCCATTGAGTAGGTTTGCTGCTGATTGCCAAGGCCGGCCATCGCTTTCTGACGCTGAATGGCGTAGTTCATCTGCTGAGTGGGTTGGTCGCGAGCCCACTGAGCGTTCAGAATACTTGTTAAAGCATCGCGCGAAATTCCGTTAGGACGTTCTTGTCTAGCTACGTTGGTGACAATTGAAGCTAAGCGATTGTTAGCTTCCCAATTTTCTATGTCTTTAGCAGTGCTGAAAATATTTCCATGCTGCTGATACCCAGCTTGTAAAGCCAGCTTGGCAAACTCTTTATCAGCAATTTTTTGCTCGTATTTATTTGCTGGTTTATTTTCGGTGTCAACAAAAGCCATCAGTTGTTCCCCACTTCAGTAGTCAGTTCCAAAGCTTCGAGACGAAGCGGCGTGTTGTCTGTGTGTCGCAGTTCAAACGCCCTGCGCCTGTCTGAGCCGAGGCGCTGGATAGTGGCGCGTCGGAGTGAGATATCTGTCCGGCGATATGTTGACCAGGTCTGGTAATCATCTCCAGTATAGCGGATGAAAACAAGAGTGTCTGCGGCATCCCCGATGACCTGGAGTTTATGCCAGAACTTCCGATCGTTGACTCCACCATCAATCAGCGGAGTACGGAGGTGCACATCAATCGGGAGGCCACGGTCCTGGTATGTCTCCGGGTCGAGTGTGTAGAGGTTGCCAGCAGCGTCCTGCACAAGTTCGATGTTGCCGAAACCTGCGTAGAATCGACCAATGAAGGGACCGGAAGTGTATCCGGTCATTGTGGGAGAGCCTGTGGCTGGAGTCACACTCGGAATGCTGAGTGGAACGTAAGTGAAATGCGTGGAATCAACAACCGTCACATTCACCGCTCCATTGTAGGCAGTCTGAGTAGCTCCAGCGATCGTCACCGGGTCGGCGTCGGAGCGTCCGTGCGCCGTGGAAGTTGTGGCAGTTACCAAACCGGTAGCTGCCGAATACGTCAAGGAACTGATCGTCACTGGACTTCCAGCGGTCAGGCTGGTCCACTCTTTCCAGTCTCCGGTGGCGAGGTCACAAGCGAGGGTTATGCTAGAGTTGATCAGCGTCAAGACGTAGAACTGGTGCCCGGCAATCTTTACGCAAAAGGCGTAGACCTCCGACAGATCGTCAGCATTCAGAATGCGCTCGACAGACGGGGTGGAGAGGACCTGTGGATTGGTGCCGGTGAGGGAGTAGACCGAGCGTCCACGCTGTTTGGTGACCCCGACGAAAAACAGTTGATTGTTCGACTGCACAACCGAGGAAGCGACAGCACAGCCGATATTCAACATCCCGGAAGTGTAGGGAGCGAGCGGAGAACCTGGGCTCGGATTCCCCGCATCGAAGAAGAATTCAGTCGTGTAGGTTCCGAAAGCTACGATGTAGTTGAGCAGGCGGGCGAGAGCCACTCCACCGTCCGGCTCCATCTGTGCCCTTATCTTGTTAAGAGAAGTCCATGATGTCGGAGTGTTGAGAGGGTCAGAACCAAAAATCTGCCCGTCCGGGTCCATGACGTAATAAGTGCCGTCAAGGTACGCTATCCCGCGCACTGTGGTGGCGGGGTAGTCTGCGTCAGTGATCTTCGTGACAGTCGTACCGTTGTAGTAAAAGGCATCCTTGGTAGACTTGAACACAAAGCCAACAGTGCCTCCAGCCACATCTGTCTGAATGAAATCGAAGGGGAGTCCTGCAACAGTTACGGCCATGTTATACTCCTAGATGCGAACGGGAGTAGTCGTTCGCGGCTACTTGCGGAACTTCAGAACTGGTTGTGTGAGAAGTGCTGGGATACTCGTCATAGCCGTTTATGAGATACATAGACGGGCTTTGACAGTAATTACTATAAGTATTTGTTGTAGCACCTGGAATAAAGGGACCCGCAGCGTGAGATACATAGCCGCTATAATTTGCGGTATATGCGTTGGCATTTCCAACAACTGTTAAACGCGTCTGTATTGTGTAAGCATCATCAAAGCCAGGATTAGGCGGACTTTGTACACTGTACCAGCTTGCAATCATCGTCGGATGTGATCCAGTAGGTTTGTCTGGATATCTGCTCCAGTACGGATAAGCAGCTGTGCTGTGGGCGGGAGTCACACCAGTGACGTTGCTGACGCAGTACCAAATAACATCTTCGCTAGGAGTCTCTCCGTCTGGGACAATCGTGCCCTTGCTAGACAGCGCACGCCGCCCGGTGGTGTAAGATGTTGATCCGCTGTAGGCAAGAGATGCCCCGGAACCAGAAAGGGAAAAATCCCAGGCAAACTCAATACTCCAAGTAAATGGGGTGTATTGCCAAAGCGTATCATCCCAGATAATCATCACTTTCGGTCCGTTGAGTTCTGGCCAGATGAAAAGTCCTTGACCAACAGTACCAGAGCCAACTACGTCAACAGCACCAACCAAGCCAGGCCTCTTCACAGCTCGATCAGCATCTTCTCGCTCTAGGAAGCAGTTTATTCCCCAAGAATCCTTGGTGCGTGAATCCTCCCGGGCTTCATTAGGGATTATAAGTGGAGCTCTCATAGCGCAAAACTCGATCCGCCAACATACAGTGTGTCGTTACAGACTCTCACCTTGGTTGTGCCATAGATGAGAACTCCTTGGCCCGGGGAAGAGCCCGAGGTGTCAAGCGCCGTTCCGAAACGCTTGCGGAGTCGGCCCTGATCAACATAGGTATTGACAGCCCACGGACCCCGGACTCGGGAAGAATCCCTCGAGGCTGAGATAACGGCAGCCGCAACTCGCAGCGTGGCCACGATCAGCGCATCCCAGCTGTGTCAACTGTGAAATAAGTACTGGCCTCTTCGACACTGAAGTCAAAGGCTGCCTCAATGTTGGCCTGTGCCCTGCGCTCGATGTAATCTATCTTATCCAGTGAACAGCCATCTTCCAGCGACATCTCAGCGGCTAGTCCCCATTTGAGGGGAAGAAGCCACTCCGCCGGAAAGTCGAAGTTGTCAGTGCCACTGACCAGATCGAAGAAGTGTCGCTGGACTTGGGCGTGAACGACGTAGCCGGTGGTATCGGGAACCTGCACGAAATGAAGAGTACCAACATCACGGCCAGGGTCATAGTAGAAGTCCACAGGAGTTCCGGCGGTGCCCTTCGGACTGCGGAGGTTGTAGTCTGAACGAGCCAGCGGAGTAAGGTCAATATCATTTCCGTTTGTGTCTCGGACGAAAGTGCTCTCCAGGAGTTTGAGTGGCTTGTGGGCAGTCACATCGCGAATTTCGGAGGTGAAGACTGCTCCAGCCCCGGCGCCGGAGATGGTGAAAGAGGTCGGGGTTGTGATGTAGGAGTCGCCGGGGACTGTAATAGTCATCACGTCGATAACATCGCCAGCCACCGTATAAGTGCCTGAAGCGTCAGTGCCGGTTCCGTTTCCGCCGACAGCGGTCCAAGTACCTCCTGCCACATACCCACTTCCGCCTGAAGCGGTGACGCTATACAAGTAGCCGGACGTCGGGCTGATGTTGTAGGAGTAGACTCCAGGGACAAGCGGAATCTCGATCTCGGTGGTCACCCAAAGAGCCAGACCTTTGCGCGCCCAATTCTTTACTAGGATGTTAAGTGCCTGTGAGCGGGCCGTGCGAGCCTCGGAGCTCAGGGTCTCACCTTCCCCGAGGTAGCCGGTAACACGCGCAGAAGCGTCAATGATCTCGTCACGCGTGAGGGTGAATACAGTTGTTCCTGATACGGCCATGTCAGACTCCCAACGGATTTGGTGGCAGCGGCAAGGCAGCTGCTTCGGCCGTGAAAGTCGGCTCGGAAGCAGGACGATTGATTGCTACAGGGTGAGACTCGGGGACGTTTCTCACGTAGTCCTGCGGGTGGCGAGGCTCCCAATGCTCCTGACAAACGTAGAAGCCATCCCAGGTTTTGCGAAGTGTGCTGGCCTTGCGCTTGCGCCCACACTGGTCGCAGATTGCGTTGTTGTCTCCGTCAGCGTAGAAGTCTGCTCGGCCCATCGAAGTTCCTTGTTCACGAAATACCGGGATTGTGTGTTCGCACAACCCCGGCGTACTTCACAGACTCTTACGAGTCGGCTGCCGGCAGAACAGTGCCGGGCGACTTGTCTGCCGTGCGGCTGTGCCAGTTCTGGCCAAAGCGGAACCCGCGGCCAGCGGTGACCTGGAGCGAGCTGGCATAAGTGGTGTTGGCGAGGCAGAAATCCTTGTTCTCGTCGAAGTAGCCCGAGCCTGCGGTGTCCGCCGTCAGGAGATAGCCTGTGGCTGTGCCAGCCGCATTGGTCAGGTTGAAGATGTTCCGCAGAACCAGAAGGTTGGTAATGGCCTTGCCGGTTGCGACGACAAGAACAGCGCCAGCGTTGGTCGTCAGAGCAGTATAGTAGTTGTCGGCGATCTCACAACGATTCAGCGTACCGCGGAAGTTCACGAGGTTGCAGACGCCGGCAGCGGAGGTCTGGTAGAAGCGACTCTGCGCTATGCGCAGGCCATCATTGGCATTGCTGGTTGCAGAAAGCTGGAAAATGTTGAGGAAGTTGAGGACGTTGCTATTGTCGCGGACTTCGCAGGAATCAAAGTTGAAACCCTTGGCCGTCGTCAGATCGAACAGAACTGCGATGTTCAGGAAGTTGGCAACGAACACGCAGTTGACGATCGAAACGTTGTTGGTCGAGACGACGATCTTGGCAGTGTTGGCCGTGGTCAGCGTGAAGGTCGGGCGGCTGTCACCAGCTCCCATGCCGATGATGTTGATGTTGGCCTTGTTGATCGCGAGGGCTGTCGCACTGGCGATGTTCTCCGCGTGCCCAGGACCGACGATGATGGTGTCACCAGCTCCGGAGATGCAGCGGTTGACAGCAGCTTGGAGGGTGGCGAGGGGCTTGTTGAACGTGCCCTTGTTGCCGTCGGAACCAAGACTCTGACCGGCGGACAACGAGGCCGTGCTGTTGTTGACGTAGAAAACCTGGCCTTGGGCGTTCGGGAAAACGAGCGGCATGCCCAGGACAGAAAGACCGGCTGGAAAACCGCCGGGGAAAGACGAGGTACGACCTTGTTGGAGCGGGGATGGCATAAAAATCTCCTAGCTGTGGACCCCGGAAGGGCCTGATTAGGACAGGCCACAGTCCGGAGATTTGTGTGGAAAGGTTACGGACCCTCGGAACCGTAGACTGCGCGCGGATCGACCAGGGTGCAGGAGTAACGCTCGTAGCCAAGGGCCAGAGCGTTCTTCGTACCAAAGTCGTTGTCGCGCTCGAAACTCATCTCCTCGCGCTGCAGGAAGACGAGACCCTTGCCGCGCTCGATGTTGGTACGAACGAACCATTGCTTCGGAACCGTAAAGTAGTGATTCATCTTCACGCCCTTGGGGAAGATGCCCAGGGCCTTGATCGCATTGATGTCGTTGTTGGCAGTACCGACTTGCAGCGTGGTGTTGAGGATGCGGGTTGCCTCAAACCAGTTGGCCGGAGCGACGTGGAGCGACTGCGGCATCAGGTTGATCAGCATGCCACGATCGTCGGTGGCCTGCATGATCTGGATGCAGAGGTCTTCGAGCGAAGCTTCCGACAGGTCGGCGGCAACGGAGAGCTTGTTGCTGAACGTACCGCCAGAGGTATTCGGGTGGTCGGTGGCCAGCATCGTTTTGCCATCAGCCCAGGTGTAGCTGGCATTCGTCGCCCGGTTGAAGTTGGCAGCCGCAACCCGCTCTTTGGTCTGGCGGAAGGCGCGGGCGTTGGAACGAGCGCGGTTCGCCGAGACTTCCATGTACTGGTTGTCGCTGAGTTCTTCGTGCGTGACGATGTAGCCGAGGGCGTAGGAGACATGCACCGCACGAGTGACAGGGCCCTGAGTCTCGCTGTCGTAGACTGCGGGAGCTCCCTGCGCCTTGACCGGCGCCAGACCGAATCCGGTGATCTGCACGAACTCTTCGTAGCCCTTGTCGCTGCTTTCGACGTCGTACAAATCGACGTACTCGGGAGTGTGTTCCGCGTATTGCTGCCCCCAAATACCCTTGACGCCGGGCCAGAGAAGTTTGGGGTGATTCGAGGTGGAGATTGCTCCAGACATTGTTGTACTCCTTCAGAAAAGTGTTAGACGCCTGCCGTCGCACCAGAGAGCGAATGCGTGTTCAGCATGACCCAGATGATCGAGTTCGTTCCGGGCGACGTGAGATCGTTGTCAGCGGACTGCGGGGCGCCGACGATCTTGATCGGAAGGGTACTGGTGGTGGTAGCACTGGCGCCATCGACGATCGTCTTGCAGTTCGGGGAAGCTGCAGTCGGAGCGGCACCGACCGCCAGACCCGTGTTCTTGTTGAACGCGGTGGAGGCAATGGTGTTCGTCTGGGCCTCGAAGATCATGTCCTGCGTGTCGCAGACGTAGACGTAGTAGTTCTTCGTCTTGGTCGCCGGGATAATCATCAGGTTGAGGTTGTCGGGGTCGCCGCCGAGCGGAGCGACTTCACCGTTACCCGCAGCGGCTGCCAGACCGACGATGACTCCGCGGGTGTTGCCGGAGGTGGAGGTAGCTCCGCGCGTACCGTACAGAATGCAGGCTGGGGCGCCGGTGACGAGATCACCGCCAGCAACCTCGACTACGACATCGCCAACGCTGTAAGCGATGGTGTCGGTGCTCGGAATGAAGTACAGCCTCGATTGTCCATTGTAGTTGGACCCCGAGACAGTGTGGGAGGGCCGAAGCCCAAAAGGTGCAGCGGCATTTGCCATTTGAAACTCCTATCAGGATTTGTTGGTGGTCAGCTTGATACCGCCGTCATAGCGGTTATCGTTTCGCCCTTCTTCAAGCTTGCCTCGCTTGATGGCACGCTCGAAGGCATCGTCTATTTCAGCCTTCTGCGCATTATCTTCCTCATGCCATTCCTGTGGGATTTTCAGCAAATAGGCGTAGAGGGGCGAGCCGTCTTTCTTGGTTCCGACAAGCCGCTTCACTTGAGACCCATCGCGAGTCTCTCCAACTTCCTTGGGAGTCACAAAGGAGTACCCGCCAGCCTGCGCCTGTTCCAGAGCACCCTCGACATCGTTGCACCAGTAGAGATGGTGTCCTGGAACCTCGAGCTGAACGCCGAGTTTGGTCTGGGGAACTCCAAATGGTACACGCTTGGTGCGCTGCGGGCGATCACTCTCGGCCCTTACCTGTGGTGCTGCAGTTTGTGCGGTGATCATGCTGCGTCGTCTCCGAAATAGTCTTTCACATAAGTCTCTCTTGTGAGATAGCCCTGCTTTACGAACTTGTCGCAAGCGATGCGCGCTTCGAGTGGCAGGTCGGCGTAGGTCTTGCCGCGTCCTCCAGTCGGTCGACGCGTGTCATCTCCACCGACTACTGCACTTGGTCGACGACGTTCTGGACTGTCGAAAAGTTCAGGATGCTCTGACTGAACCAGCTGCTTCACCCGGTCAAGAAAAGCTGTACCGATGAGCGCTGGTTCTTGGCGCTTAACCTCCTCCGCGTAATCGTGAACCAGGGCGCGTAAAGTACGATTCTCCTTGTACCAGGGATTCGCATCAACCCAAGCTACAAAAGCCGGGTCCGGCTGGGCCTGGTCTCGCGGAGCAATGGCTCGCGGCGCAAGTTGCTTCTGCGAGGCCTCCTTCAACTCGTCCAGTTGCTCCTCGATCTCCACGACACGAGCGCCGTCGGACTCGCGCAGAGCGACTTTCCGCTCTTCCTGGAGACTCGCAATGGCACGCTTGTAGGCACGAGCTTCGGTCTCTCGATGGTACTCCGCGAACTCGCG